CCGATAGATCATACGGCGATACGACATCGCCGCCGTTAAAATAACCTTCTGCGGCATGCTGCGGGGCTACGACGCCACCTTCAGAGTTTGCGGCACCGCCTCGGGCCCATGCGCCATCAGAACGGTCGGATGCCTGCTGGCCGCCCATGTCAGAAAAACCAAAGCTGCCATGCTCAACATTGTCATGCCCATTATGATTTCCATTGGGAACAACGCCACCATTGACGGGAGGTAGTACCAATGGGTCTTGGCTTCCTTGGCCCATTCCACCCATCAGGGTCGATGCTGGGTTTAAATTTAAACCCCCAAACGCCCGATGCACCGGCTTCGAAGCTTGTTCATAATTAACGGTCTTAAAGCCATTCGATTCGCCGACGGCCTCTGGATGAACCTTTTCAACGTCCTGAGCCATATAACCGGTATGGGTCTGCTCGGTATCATCGCCCTTGTACTTAAAGGTGTAGATTGGCAGACCATTCTTGGCCGTGCCAACGCGCTTGATGTCTTCCTTGAGCCGTGCATCGGAGAAGAATGACTGCGGTGCCGCCGTGGTTGTGGTCGAGCCAGACAGTGCGCCGGTGCCTTCCGCGATGTTCGCGAGGAACTGCGCCACTTGGAATGGATAGGCCTGCTGCTGCTGGAACTGGTTGTACAGTGCCGACTGTCCAGCCTGCGTCGTTTGCTGACCCAGCGTACCGGCACCCAACATGGCCTGAGCGCCCTGCAAGCCTGCCTGCTGGCCTTGAACCCCAAGTGCTCCGATCTGGCCTAGGCCCGTCTGATAGTTCTGTGCGGCGCTCTGGAAGCCTTGGCTTGCCATGTTGCCGAGCGTCTGGCCTTCTACAAGGTTCTGCTGGTTTTCAAGCGCACCAAGGCCAATATTGGCTCGATCGCCGCCAAACGCGCCAGCACCAATAGCCGAACCCATCATTTGCTGTTGCTGCTGCTGGTTGACGTTATTCATTTGGGCCGCCGTTGAGCCCATAGCATTCTGCAAGAATGGGTTCATATAACCCTGAACGCCCTGCTGAAAACCCTCAGGGGTATAGCCTTGCTGGGCGTATGCGATTGAAGGCTGGGCCGCATTAGCATATTGATTTGTCTGTGCCGTTGCCGCGTTCTGCTCTTGGTTGAGGGGGGCCACAAACGCGTTTGGATCAGTGCTATATTGCTGAAACGGCGTACCGGCTGTAGCTTGAGCTTGAGTATTGACAGCGTTGTACCGAGCCAATACCTCTGGTGGAATGGCTACGCTTGAAGTCGTTGTTCCAGTTTTACCACCCATGTTATTGCTCCGCGTGTCCGGTCTGGACGTTGTATAGGAAGAAAGCGCCAGCCGGTGGGCCGAACGAGCGCTCGTATAGTTTCACTTTGGCTTCTGTACGATGATTTGACAGAACGCCGATAATCAATGGAAGGTTAAGCTCATCAGCAACCTTCTTCGAGAAATCACAAAGGCGACGCGCCCTACCGCCCTTTGCGCTTCGAAACTCGGGATCGACAAAAATTGCCTTCTCTTCGAGCATCCAAGCATCCGAATACCACATCTGGCTCATTCGTAAAAGGACCGCGCCTTCAATCCTTTGGCCCGGCTCCCCGATAATTCCAACTAGCCCCTGCCAAAGATACAAAGCAGGCTTGATCATGCCTAGCATTTTCTGCGGGTTAACGTCCTTAATGCCATTTTCTTCCCACGCATCTAGCGCCAGCTTTAGCATGGCGGTTTCGTCGGCGGGTGTTCCTAATCTAATCGTTGGTTCCATTTTAATCTCTCTTTGGGCCGGGAAGTTTCTTCAATGTATCAATCGTTTTCTTGCGGTATCCGGTCACGAAGTGGTCGAGGATTTCATGCCCGTGGTCAATGTCCCCACCACCGATGCGGGTGACGTCGTCTGGTTCAATAACATATTCGCCACCGGCTGCAACGATCTCAACCGGTGCTGCGCCGCCCGTGGCCAAATGAGAACCGTATGGGCCAGCGCTGCCGTTATACGGTGCGCCGGAAGCATTATACGGAGCCTTGGGGCTATTGTAGGGCGCATTACCGGCCCCGTAGGGCGTGGCACCATGATCCATGTACGGCTTTGACGAAAACATGCGCTTGGCGATCTTAAAGCCAGCCATTGTGTTGCCTTCACCCATTGCGCCGATGATGTCGGCAGGCAAGACATACGAACCCGACGGCACGTTCATTGGCAGATGGTCGGTGCGGCCAGCCACGGGGCTGTGGATCGCGCCGACATGTACTTTGTGCCGAGGCAAACCGCCGCCAGTAGAACGGGAGTGTCGCGCCGTGTTCAGGGCCGCTGCCACGGCTTGGTTATGCGGGTGGCCTGCTGCAACCATCTCGCCGATGTTATGGCCAATCGTTTTTTGGGACGTACCTTTGGTCAGCGGCATTATGTGTATCCTATAGAAACGATGGAGCCTGTGCCTGTCACAAGAACGAGGCCAGTCGCGAATGGCACTTGGATTTGGTAAGTGCCGATAGCAAGCGTAGACGGGATTGCATAAATGCGATTGCCCGTTAGCAACGACACGTTGTTCGTATCATAAAGATAGCCCGTTGTAGACCCAGCAGCAATTACGCTAATCGTCGCCAGCCAGCCGCTGCTCGATTTAATCAAAGTCGTCGTCGCCGCGCCGATTTCCTTGGTGTTGTTTGTGCCAGCATGCAGGTTCAAGGCCTGCACGTAGGCATTGATAGCCTGTACGCCATTCTTCTGGGTAGTGAGGATATCGTCTAAACTAGCCATTAGAATTTCCCATCCAGTTGATACCGATAGCGCAAGGCACCAATGCGGTAGAAGATGCTGCTGGCTGACACGCCGCTGCCGTTTGCGGTCGAAACGCCAATAGACAACAGCCTATTGCGAATGCGTACCGAGATGTATTCAGTGCTGGATGTCACGGGGTATGGACCATAAACCGTCGGCGTATCGCCGGGGTAATTTGTCCCATAGAACGTGATGTAAACTGTAGCTGAATTGGTCGCGCCACCCGTGCCGCCGCCAGCCGTGGTGAATTTAAAGTCAGGCCAAATCTGGTCAACGAAGACCATATTGTCTGCTTCATTAAGTTGAATATAGCCTGTCTGAAACGACGATGTCATGGCCGCAGAGCCAGCATTGTAGCCAAGCTCATGCTGGTAAATTGAGCCATCAGATGCCGCGCCAATTGGCGTACCGAGAACAGATTGGTCGATCCACGCCGTGCGGTCAAGCGTCCCATAATCCCACTGCTGGGTAGCAATGTTATACTTGACGTAGCTATCGTTGTAGGTGGCATTGGTCGATGGATAATACCAAGTCACTTCGCCGAATGTGCTGTTCGTGGCGCAACGGATGAGTGAATACAGGTTCGTGTTGATATTCTGGAACACCTTATCCCATACAGGGCATGGAATAGGCTCTGGACCAGAATTGGCCATAAGCATAAATTTTTGTGGCGACATCCAAAATGTAACGCCGTTCATCAAGCCAACGGCTTTTTTGCCGATCAATCCTGCGCCATCGCCAATTTTATTGAACCCATAGACGTATGGAGGGCCAATGTATTGCATTGCCCACACGGCAAGGTCAGTAAAGACTAGAGCTTGCTGCGGTGCTTGGATAGCACCAACAATCAATGAGCCTTCAGAGATGCGATATGACCCAGCCTGATTATTTGCCGCAGCGGTCCAATTAGTAGCATCGGCAACATCTGACCAGCGGATCAGCAACGGGTCTTGAATGCCTGTCGCCGTCGAGCCATACGCTACTACTTGACGAGCAGGCATGGCGACAAAAATGCCTTGGTTAGCAAGTGGAGCATTTTGCAGCAGATAAGCATTTGTAGAGTTAAGAGTTGGAGACCAATAATAGATTGGCCCACCTTGTGGATTTGCCACAAGGATTTCGCCGAAGTTGTTGGTCGTCCAGTCGGTCGTCGTGATGGTGTTTACGGTCGTTGTGCCTTGCGTAATGCCAACACCATAACCACCAGAACCATAACCGCCAGAACCGTACCCACCGCCGCCATAACCCGACGGAATATTGAAATAGTACACAAAATGCGCGTAGCCATTGTTCATGGTTACGGTCGCAGTAGCGTTGGCCGCTGTACTTGCCGAGATTTGAAACGTAGACGACGTTGGCGCTGGGTTTGATGCAACGATGTAGTTGCCATAGATCGTCACGTTGGACGAGGTCGTAGGGTATAGAAACGTGATAGTTTGGCCTGCAATGTAGTTGGTGTTTGCCAAGGTGACGGTGACATAGTTGACCGTATTCGTCAGGGCAAAGGTTGGCAGCGCCGCAGCAGCGGAAGTTGCGTTAGCGGCGGTTGAAGCGCTGATGGTGTATACATTGTAATACGGCGACGAAGTCGTATTTTGGATAGCGTACACGCCACTTAAAATCAGGTTTGCGATGCTGATCGGCGTCTGGATATTAACGATGTATCCGGCTTGAAAAAGATTTGGAATGTACTGCGTACCTGTGCCAGTCGTGAACGACAAGGCTGTGCCGCCTGCGGTCGCGGCCAATTGATACGTCGTAGTGGTTGGGTTGATCACGTAATAGGTTGTGCCTGCCGTTAAGGCGGAAGGCACCGACCCCAAGAATACAACGGGCGTCCCAGCCGTGGGGACAATACCCGCCGCGCCAGAAGCCGCCGTGCCAACGGTTACTACGCTGCTTGCGAACGTAACGGATTGAACGCCGACGCCAAGATCGTAAATCGTTACCGTCGATGATCCAGAGGTCGTCGACGCGATCGGGATTGTGGTCGTTTGAGTTCCGCTCTGGCTGCTGCCGTTTGTGCTGATGGCGGTGCCGCCAACAGTGGCCGACACCTGATATGTCGTAGCCCCAGAATTTACGACCCAGTAAACCGTGCCTGCAACCAAAGGCGAAGGCAACGCACCAGTCGTCGAGAATACGATCGGGGTTCCATTAATGGGAACCGCGCCAGAAGGCGTCACGACGGCAGGATTGGCCAGTGTAATCGTGACCGTTTGCGATGAGTTGACTACCGAATCGGATGCAATCGTCTGCGGCGTAATGGGCGTCGGTGTGGTGCTGGATGCTGGGGCATAGAACAAGCCAGTCGACGTGCCAATTGCCAGACGTGCGACCGAACTCAAATCTTCCCAAGCGCGAAGTTCGTTTACGTTGCCTACGCCCGATGCATTGGTAAATTTGCTCGTTGTCCAAGCAAGCCAGCCGCCGATCTTCTGCACGAGGCCTTTGCCTGTACGATCTTGGATAAAGCGAACAAGCTGCGATTGCGAGAAACCCGCCTGATTAAGGGCGGGAGTTTCGTTTGTATCAATTCCGGGGATAAGCTGCATTGTTGCATGCGGCATGGCTTATCCTCGCGTCGGCGTGGCAACAGGGGATGGCGAATATGATGTCCAGCCATCCGCTTGGAACTTCTTGCGGGATTCTTCGACAATCGCGCCCTTTAGGAGAAGCTGATATTGGTTCTCGTAAGACTGCGCCATCTGCGGATCATCTGATTCGCGACCGAAATTGCGTTGGTAGGCCGACAGGTAGATCATCGAAGCCATAAGCAACAGGTCCGGCAGGTTCTGGCTGATAAACGTATAGGTCGTGTCCGCCGATCCAGAAACAGCATAATTGTAGAGCGTAGGCTGACGGGTCGTGCCAGTTACGTTAAACGTGTAGTTGGTGTCGGTCCAAGGGCCAAAAATCACGTTCTGCTGGGCTTGGCCGCCAGTAGCTAGGTCACCACCGAACATTGCGAAATATTGCGGCGCACCTGCGCCAGCCGCCGTGCCGTAGACGTTTTGCAAAAAGCTCTTGGAAACAGGCGTAAGCGTCGATACCGCGCCAGTGCTGTTGTTGGTGGCCGTGATGGTCTGCAACGTGACAAAGTCAACCGTTGGATTAATCGGCAATTGATTCGTGCCGGATGCCACCGAGAATGATTGCTGGTTCTGGGTCGCCAGAAAATCGACATCGCGGCTGATTCGCAGCTCGGCGTAGTTGAGCATCTGCGAGATGATGTTCTGGAAGTTAACATCCGACGAGGTAACAAGGCTATTTGGCGACGTGCCCGTTGTGACAAGCGTCTGCTGCAAGATCGCCATCGTCGCGATCTGGGTCACATATGCGTTGTAGGATAGAGCTGTCGTCGTCGTGGTCATTTCTATTACCCAGCCATGTTAAATGCCGTGTTTTCGACTTCCGAAACACGCCGCGACCAGCCTTTACCGAAATTAGCATAGGTTGACAGACTTTGCAAAAAGGCTAATCGGGCTTCGCATACTTTTGTCGCAATCTCACGAGGGTTTGACGTTTCAAGAGCGCGAAGCGTGGCGGGTCCGATTTGTCCGTCTGGATTGGTATTGAGTACCGACTGAAGGGCTTTTGCGGCGCGGGACGGCCCCGAATTGATGGCAAAATCAAAGACGGCATAATCCACACCCGCAGGAAGATCGTCTCCCTTTATCGTATCCCAATACTTGGCTTTGTACAGGGGCATGACGTCGTTGGGCGTTAGTGCCTTGATATCGTCCTTGGTTACCGAATGTCCAATATACTGTTCCCAAACTGCTTTAGTGCATCCTAAGTTGGTCGCACCGCCGGGGTCCGCAGGGTTATCGACATATCCGCCCTCATTTTTAAGCACGAGGTAAAAGCATTGCTCGAAGTTGTTTTTCATTTGGTCCCGCAGAACTTCTTCCACTTGTCGTCATGGGCAAGAATTTCGCTTGCCGTCGTGTCCGTTAGCTTGTCAGCCTTGTGGACATAAATAGGCTTTACCCAGTTGCAGGACATATCGAGAATCTTGGTTTCTGGCTTGGGCATGCATGCGGCAAGAGGCAACATGGCAAGCAACAATAAACGTTTCATGGTTGGCTCCACTGCTTTTGAAGGGTGTCTTGTGGGGTATTATCTTTTGCCACAGACTGGTCTACAGCCTCAGCAACAGCGTCAACCTTTTGTGCATGCTCGATGGCGATCGTTTCCTCACGAGCCTGCTCGGTCGCAGCGCCGAGGTCTTTTTCATGGTTAGCCCAAATGGCGTAGCCGATGATCAAGGCGACGACGATCGCGATCCGCTGTACCCAAGGGTTAAGAAGCAGAAGAAACATTGCTTGGCTCCGTCTTAGACTTTAATGCTAGGCCGCCGCCCCCACCTGCAAGGATGGCGCTTGCGCCGATAGCCCAATTTTGAGGGTCAAAGTTTCCGTGTTGCACGGCGTGGTAAGCACTAACTGCACAATAAACAATCGACATTTTGGCCCATAGAATGCGGCCAATATCCCAAGTTGCGTTGTCCACTCCTGTGAACATGTGTTTTAAAGCCTGAAGCATTTTATTTCACCGTGATCATGAGGAAAATACCGATTGCACCGATACCCAATATTAGAAAACCGACTATGCTGCTAACCATAACCAAATCCCTGCGGTTTTCTTCCTGTTCTTTAAGCGCCGCAGCAGCCTGCCTAGCCGCATCCTTCCGCATCTCGATGATCTGCCGTTGGATGCCTTCCCATGCTGCTTTTCCGTATTGACCAACAAACAAGTTTTTGACTTCAAGCTGCATATCGAGGGCTTTGGCTTTGACGGCATACACCTTTACCGCCTCGGCTTCAAACTCGGCCTGCGATTGGAATAGTTTTTTCTTGCGCGGCGTGGATGCAATTGTAACGATTTGGCCTATTTTGCCAAAAAGATTGCTCACTTTTTCGGCAGTCTCCATCATATCCTGACCAGCATCGACGGCGGACTTGATAGAGTTGTAAATTGCAGTCGCGCCAGCGATAAGGGTAAATGGGTCCATTAGTCAATTCATCCTGTCAAAATCAAGCTGCCACATAGTAAGTTATGACAATTAAACCCTGCGCTCCACTTCCTGCGCTTGCGGGACTTCCGCCAGCGTATGCGCCGCCGCCGCCGCCACCATACGCACCACCATTGCCGCCGTTTGTTTGGTTAGTCCTTGGACCGCCACCCGTTCCGCAACCATGAGTTGCATTAAACTCAGTTCCAGAATTGCCGTTTGCGCCATATCCCGAAGGAGCCGTAACGGTTCCCCCGTCAGCATTACTTCCTGAACCACTTCCGTTAGGGCCAGCCGCGCCGCCGCCGTTCCCCGAAGCACCACCGCTATAAGTTACGTCACCAATACCAGATGCCGCCGATCCACCCGACCCGCTTCCTCCCCCTTGATAGTTGCCATATCCAAAGCCGCCACCTTTGGCTGCTACTAAGGAGGCTGCATAGGTCGAAGCGCCAAACCAAGTGTCGCCACCTGCCGTGCCATTATTGGATGACCCTGATGTTCCTGCTGGGCCAGATCCGCCAGCGCCTATTTGGTAACTATATGAATTGCCAATAGTAAAATTAAGGTTCCCAATTCTCGAATAAGCACCGCCGCCGCCACCGCCTGCAACGTTGTTATTAGAATCGGCAGAACCACCGCCACCGCCTGCGCCAATAGTTTCAACTGTCGCATTGCTATTGTTCCAATCCGACGGAACAACCCATGTTAAAAGACTGTTGGGGGTAGTTAAAAATATCTGCTTCATTACTGCTGAAGTGATTCCAGCAGCCCCAAATCCATTTGCAGATGCCGCTCCAGCGGTAATAATCGTTGGCATTATCCGTACTTCGACTTCGTTGCAAATACAGTATAAGTTGCAGATGCAGTTTTAAAAATTGTGTAAGTATAAACGTCAATAGCGCCGTTATTTCCACTTGTTGGAGCGATAGCCCCCGCCCATTTAGGGGTTACGGTACTGCCATCAATTTGGAACACGGTATTATAAAGACCCGAAAAAGTCGCTGTCTGAGTGCCTGATTGTGTACCAGAAGTAACAATTGCACTGCCGCCAACCGTTGCCGAGATATTAAATGTTGTTCCAGATGCATTGATGACATAGTAAGTTACACCCGCTGTGATGCCAGTAGGCAACGCACCAGATGTTGTGAATACAACGGGTGTTCCGTTTGCAGGAAGTGTTGTAGGAACCGTAATAACAGCAGGAGAAGCAATCGAAATTGTCACCGATTGCGATGCAACATTCTGATTTGTAACAAGGAATGCAAAAGTCAAGGATTGCCCAACGCCCAGCAAGCTGTTCAACGTGGTAAGCGAGTTGCCGCGAACGTTGAGCGTCCAGTCACCCGTGGCTGCGGTCGTGTAATACAATACCGACTGGGTCAGCACGTCATAGTTAATCGTACCCGTTGCCGCCGTGGCCGCTACTGTGGCCGTTTCGGCAATATTGGGCAGATTTAGAGAAAGCTTGTTATTGCTAGTAATATTAAGAGCATCAGCGAACTGGGACGAAAACGTGGCCGTCTGCACACCGCTTTGCGTACCAGACGTATTAATCGCTGTACCACCGATCGTGGTCGCAACGTTGAACGTCAACGCCGTAGGGTTGATCACATAATAGGTCGTGCCAGCCGTAAGACCCGTTGGCAGTGCACCGCTAGTCGTAAACACCACGGGGGTGTTAACAACTGGTACAACAGAGGCTGAAACCTGCGCTGGGGATGCAATGGTGATTGTAACCGTCTGTGCGGCAGGCAAGCCAATGGTTTCGGTGCCCGTGACTGTCACGTTGCCGAAGGTTGGGTTTGTCAGAGAATTGGTGACGTTGTTGTCGGCATAAAGAACGTTTGTGCCGTTGCTGTAGACATAGGCCGAAGTACCCTGCGCGATCGTGACGCCCGTGCCCGTGGCCGTTTGGAACGTCAAGGTAAACGAGCCAGTGGTGGCGTTGTTAATGATCCACGAGCCGCCCGTTGTCCCTGACCCCAATGTCGTGGGGATCGTAATCGTGGCGTTAGACGTCAGCGTTCCCGTCACAGCCAATTGTTGTGCGGTCCACCAATAGACGCCGCTTACAGCCGCTGTGCTGGTTGTCAGCGCAGTCGTGCCGCCCGTCGTGCTGATTGGAAACGACGAACCAAAAACCTGATCCATCGTTGTAAAATTGAAGTTGAGGGGCGTATTCCAGCCCGTATCACCCGATGCAGGTTCTTGGAAAAGCTTGTTAGGGGTAAGGGTATTGGTCATTTGTCCACCTTGCTGTCGAGCTTATCAAAAATTTTGCCGAGCATGTTCTCGATGCGCGTCAAGTGGTTCGTCAGTTCATCTTTGCGGACATACTCTTGAGCTATCCGCATCTCAAGATCATGGTTTCGCATTTCAAGTCGGCTAACCTTATCGGCATTTTCTTTAAAAAAATAACCTAAAGAAGCCAGTAAAGCTGTCCCGCCAACGTTAATGATGGTTTGCATATCCATGATTAGCCCCAAGGGTTAGGAAGGACAACTGGGGTATAATAGTTGTTTGCGATCTGCGCCGCTACATCTTCTTCCGTGGCCGTTACTTGGGCAGCGCCAAGGGTTTCCTGTACCCAGCTAATGACCTGTGCTTGGGTCAATTGCGAATAGGGGGTATATGGCGCAGCCGGGTCGAGCTTAACGCCCGTGGAGCCGACGATTGCGCCAGTGTAGGTGCCATCCGTACCATTGCAGGCCCAATTAACCGTGCAGACAACGTCCGTGTAACCTTCGGCTTGTGGGTAAGAAGCCATGCTGTTGACGACCCATGTGTAAGTGTTTGCCATTATCGAGCCCTGCTGGAGTTGAGGTAATTTATAGCATTCATAAGAACGCTGGTGTCATCTTTTAGCATACCTATACCACGGTTGCATGCATCACATAATAGTCCGCGAACCTTCCCTGTGGTATGGCAATGGTCTATTGAAAGACGTTTTTTCCGAGTATCAAATTGCGGCTTTGTTTTACAAATAGCGCAAACGCCGCCTTGATTTTCAAGCATTTCATTATATTTTTCGGGGGTTATGCCGTATTTTACGCGCATAAATCCCTCGTTATAATACTTTTTAGTTTTGCTTAATCCATGTTTCCAATTAGGATGATCTTTGCCTTTTCTTTTTTGGAGGCAGCCACAAGATTTTGACCTTCCACAAGTTAAGTTACCAATTCTGGTTTCAGAAGTTTTACCGCAGTCACAAACACATTCCCATATATGCTGACCCGCTGGCGTAAATTTTCCCGTCCGTTTTATAGCGGTTAACATTCCAAATCTTTGCCCTGATAAATCAATTGCTGCTGGCATTATCTGGCCCTTGCGCTCTGAAAAGGCGACTCTGCAAACGCCGCATATATGTATGTTCCACCAGAAGCATTAACAACCGTAGCAGAACGGCATTTAAAGCCATTAGAAAGACCATCAATAGACGTAGCCGATGTTTCTGCACCAGATGTATCTGCAAGCAATGTAGCCGCTTCTACGTTGTATGTGTCTCTTGACGTATCCCAAATATACCAATCACTTGTACTATCTGTGCGTTTAATTAATACATAACGAGGACGAAATCCTGTGTACACAAACGGTCCATCCGTACTGCCATTACCCGTGTACGATCCAAATGCACTGTAGCCAGCTACTGCGGCCCAGCAGTAAGCGACAAAAGTTGAACCAGAATTGTTTACGCCACCATCAACACCAACTGAAAACACACTTGATGTCGGTGATGTGCTATTCCAATAAGTGCTACTGGTATATGTAGAAGCTGTTGTATCTAATAATAAAGCACCCGTATTACCAAGACTAATGTGATAAACTGTCCAATGGCTTCCCGCTAAACTGCGGCTTTTTGTAATAACCATAGATGGCGCAACACCAAGTCCATGTCCAACGGTCGCATTTGCACCCGTACCCGTATAAGTCACCACAGAGAACCCTGCGGTCGTGTTAGCCGACACGGTGGACGTGATGCTGCCATTGGTGTTGGAGACGCCTGTGCCGCCACCTTTCCATTGCCAACCGACGTAGGTGGCGGTGCTGGTGTTTAATTTGGCTTCAGCGCCAATCGTAAACCCAGTTGAGCCAAATGCAGTTAGACCTGTAGCTTGCGTTGTTTCCGCAGCAGTGCTGTCAGATATAAGTTCTAAAGTTGTGCCTCTGACAACATCAAATAGCGCATGATCTGTAGCAGCAGACCGCGATTTCATCCACACAAGATCCGGCTGAAATGTCGTGCCGATAGTCGTGTTGGTGCCGTTATTGATAGTTAAAGACGCGCCTGTACCCGTATAGGTCGTAGCCGCCATATACTGCGCCCCGTTTGCAATGACTGGGCTAGGTAAATTATAGGTGTTCAGTGCATTGAAGCCCGTTGGCGGGGTGTAGGTGAATGGCTGTTGGCCGAAGTTTAAAGACACACTTACGCCGCCATAACCGGAAACAGATGGTAAATAATTTCCCGATGGAATTACTGTGAATGCCGTCCCTTGCGAAGTATTGTTTTTATAAAAAGTAAGCGTTCCAGTGCCAGCATCAAATGCTACGCCAATAACATCGCCCGTTGTGTAAGTTGCACCATACGCAGTAAATGTTGCGTTATTTATTTTATTCCCCGTGGCGGAATAATAACCATAACTATTAGAAAATACTCCAACAAAACAGTTTGTTGTGCCAGTAATATTAGCTGAAGTTGAAACAATACCAATCACAGCATTATTGCCAATGGAATTTATGGTTGCTTCAAAATAATATTTACCAGAAGACATTGCAATTGTCCCGGCAATCATATTGTTACTTGGAGATGCAGAACTTGAAAAAGTTAAATTTCCATTTGATGTTGAAACTCCAGAATATACCGGATTATTTGAATCAATAGGCGACATCACAGCATAATTTGCCACCGACGCAGACGTAACCGTAGGGCTATCCGTCATGCTGTCGTAGGTCGTACCCGCCGTCAGGGAGATGTTGTTCGTCGTCCAGTTATTGCCATTGCCAGACGTGTCATAGCCAAGCGTGGTCGTGGATGTCGTATTGCC